TTGGCCAGTCCGTTTGGAGCGGATATTCCCTGCTGGGGAATTTCTACTCCCCAATTGGCGTTACTACGACCAATTGGAAGACGTGCACTTCCTTGAACCTGGGGAAGAACAACCTGTTAAGGTCATTCTTGTCCCTAAGACGCTCAAGACACCTAGGGTGATCGCCAAGGAGCCGACTGCTATGCAGTACGCACAGCAGTCTATCCTTCGTGTTATCCTTAGATCCCTTCGGGAGGTTGACTACCTTTCGAGGATCATTGGGTTCGATGATCAGACGCCAAACCAGCGTCTGGCACGAACTGGATCCCAAGATGGATCCCTTGCAACACTCGATTTGAGTGATGCTAGCGATCGTGTCTCGAATCAGCTAGTGAGGGAGATGGTCAAACAATGGCCTTATTTGCATGAGGCCCTTGATGCGACCCGTTCTCGATCTGCTGACGTTGATGGCTTTGGCCGTAGAAGGCTAGCCAAATTCGCGTCAATGGGTTCAGCCCTCTGTTTCCCTATGGAAGCTATCGTGTTTACCACGTGTATCTTCCTTGGGATCCAAAGAGGGCTTAACCGACCACTGACGTTGAAAGATGTAAAACATCTTTCAACCTCGGTGCGCGTCTTTGGAGATGATATTATCATCCCCACTGACTATGTGTCGCCCGTTGTACATGAACTCGAGCATTTTGGTGCTCGAGTTAACATGTCCAAGTCTTTCTGGACCGGTAGGTTCAGAGAGTCTTGTGGGAAGGAATACTATGATGACGAGGACGTTTCTATTGTCCGAGTTCGTCATATGTTCCCGACACAACGGCAGGACGCGATCGGAGTCATTTCTATCGTTTCGCTTCGAAACCAGCTTTACAAAGCTGGTCTCTGGCAAACGGTAAAATGGCTAGATTCACACATTCGGGATGTAATTCGTTACTTTCCCGATGTGCATGAATCTTCTCCGGTGTTAGGGAGGCATACTTTCCTTGAGTATGAAACTCAAAGGATTAGTAAGCACACCCATAGCCCCCAAGTCAAGGGTTATGTGGTAGACGCCAAAATCCCCAAGAATTCTCTTGGAGATGAAGGCGCCCTGCTCAAGTATCTACTCAAGCATCCGCTATACGATGAAAATCGTGAACGGATGGATCATTTGATCCAAACCGGACGAATGATTCTCAACGGACAGCCTTCCGTTGACGTAGACCACTTGGAGCGTTCTGGACGCCCCGTAGCCGTCAACCTCAAGCTGCGGTACGCAACACCCTATTAATGGGGTTGTTCCGGGCTAACGCCCGGGGGGGAGATCCAAAGTGGGTCAGGTTCCTTTTGGGAACCTCGCCCGTTGGTCTCCGATGCCCTCGTTTACCTCGTCCTAACGGACGGGCGCGTTGAGCATCTGGGAGATGCACTTTGGCAGTGCATCTCCCCCG